CCCTCGTCCTATATACGTCATCCAACGGTTAGGACACGTGGTCAAATTACACTTTTATCGGTTCTACCCTTGACAATCCAGAAATGTATGATATACTTATGGCATAGATTCAGGAAACTGTATAAAGAGACAAACCCATAGCGGGGCTGTCTCTTTTTTATTTAACCGACAATCAAACCTAGCCTTGGAGGTGGGCGAATGAGAATGGGTGAATCTCGTAATACCGTTCGGTTAGGAGATATATGGCATTAGATACGAAACAGAAGAAGATCCTACAACTCCTTAAGCGTAATATATACTCAATAGATGAGATAGCGACTAAGGTGGGGTGTAGTGATGAGTATATCCAAGAATGTATATTAGGTGAATCTACCGTAGCTAATGTTAAGGACTTTCAGGAGGGTCTTAAGAAGGTAGATGATCATATAGCAGCCAGGACCCAACGGCGTGCTATCAGTACTAAAGAGCTTCTTCTTAAAAGACTCGAAAGTTGGGTTAAGCATAATCTTAAGAAGGCTCCTGAAACGAGTTCTCAACATAGGCAATTAGTTGATTCTATTAACGTTTTGAAGAGGGAAGTACCGGAATATGCCAGCTTTACATGGATTTATAAAGAAGGCATGAGTATGTCGGAGGCGTTGGATGAGTATAAACGTCTTACAGCACTGGCAAAAGGATCTACTGAACGAAGACGAGTTTCGGAGCTTGGGACCGGAGGATCAGCAAAAGTATCTCGTATTGACAAATATGCTGACCCAAAAGGAGAAGACTCACAAGGTTCTCTTCTACCGACCCTTCCCGAAGCAGGAGTTGTTCCACAAAAGTAGGGCTTTAGTCAGGGCTATCTTTGGGGGTAACAGACAGTTAGCTTACGGGACTATGGTACGTATGTCTAATGGCTCTTTGAAAGCTATAGAAAAGCTTTGTATAGGGGATGAGGTACTTTGTTGGGATGGAGACAGGGCTATTCCAGGTAAAGTTATAGATATACCTTTTGATGATTATAGTGAGACATGGAAGGCTATTACAGCGGGGGGTCTTGAGGTAGAAGCAGACGCAACTCATTGTTTTCCAGCTATAGTTTATCGTAGGCGTGGGTTGGAGAAACATACCTTAGCGGAAATACGGGATGGAGGATATAGACATAAGCGGTTTATTAAGCCTTCCGTGTATGAGTACAAAAGTATAGATGTTCCATTCTCAGGTTTATTGCTTGGGCTATATCTTGGAGATGGGAGTTATGGGAATGTTAGACCTGTTAATTTCACAAATACAAATATAGAGTTGCTTAAATTATTCAAAGATGAGGTATGTAAGTATTTTCCAGGCTCAAAGTGTTCAATATATAAATCAGATAATTATAGAATTTGGGTAACATTATCAGGAATTAAGAAGTGTTTGGATAGTTTGGGTTTGTCTCATAAGAAGAGTGATACTAAGTTCATACCAGATTGTTTTAAGTTTGGAAGCATTGAGACAAGGCGTGGCGTTATTGAAGGTATGGTACTTACAGATGGATGCTGTGATAGATATAAAGTTGCCATATATTCAAATTCTTTAAGGATGTTACAGGATGCTGAGGATATTATATTATCGCTTGGGGGTAGAGGAAAGATTTATAAAGATAAATCCCCAGCTAATAACGACCAACATCAGCAATATAAGCTTCAATTTTCTATAGCATATGTTGATAAGTGTGGGTTTAACTTTAGACATAAACAACCTAAGCATAGGCTTATAAGACACGAAAGAGAAGATGATGTAATTATAAAATCTGTTGTAGCTACTGGGGTTAAGAAGTGTAGATGTATAACAGTTAATTATCCTACTCATGCTTTTGTTCTTGGAAATGGGATAGTTACTTACAATAGTGGGAAGACCACAGCAGGGTGCGTAGAGTTCCTTATGCACATGACTCAGCAGTATCCTGACTGGTATCCCAAGGAGAACCGGTACGATAGACCTATAAAGGGTAGAATCGTGGCTACGGATTTCAGTAAAGGAGTAGGTGAGGTTATTATACCCGCCCTGGAGCATTGGATGGATACTACAGTAGGCGGGTCTTTTGTTGCCCAGAAGTTACGTAATCCCATTGGTATTCCCGTTAAGTGGGTGCTTAAGAACGGGAACCAATTTGATATATTGACGCATGAGCAATCTGTGGAACAGTTTGAGGGGTGGTCAGGGGATCTTGCTTGGTTCGATGAACCTCCTCCTCGTGACAAGTATATAGCTACCAGAAGGGGACTGGTAGACAATAACGGGAAAACGCTTCTGACTCTGACGCCCCTCAAGCAACCCTGGATATATGACGAGATTTATACCAGAGATGACCCTAGTTACTTTACCGTGACTATGGATATAGCCGAGAATCCTACCCAGACGAAGGAGGCTATAAATGAGTTCACGAAAACACTTAGCGAGGAAGAGAGAGAAGCAAGGCTTCATGGTAAGTTTCGACATCTCTCTGGGCTCGTCTTTAAAGAATTTGATCCAGAAATACACCTTTGGGACAATCAGAAAGTTAAGAAGCATTGGTCGGTCTATTTTGCGATAGACCCGCATCCCAGGACTCCTACCGCTTGTCTTTGGCTGGCTGTAGATGAGCATGACCAGATGTATGTAATAGACGAGTTATGGCTTGCGGACATGACAGCTAGGGAAATAGCAGATGCCGTAAAGAGCCAGGAGATGGATTATCCAGCCAGGTTCCGCTTCATTGATCCAGCTATGGATAAAGAGAATGAACTAGCTGGTGGGTTTAATGTCCGAAAGGAGTTGATGAAGTATGGCATCGCATGTACACGTGCTAATAATGACTTTGACTACGGAATATCCAAGATTAGGGAAGCTCTTAGACCGACATTTTTACCTCTCCTTAAAGTCTCAATCCCCAGACTACGAATTTCCCGTCAATGCCATCACCTCGTTTATGAATTCCAGCACTATATGTGGGATGATTATACCATGCGACCTGAAGACCATGACGCTAAACAACGTGCTAAGAAGAAGAATGACCACTTTATAGACTGCTTGAGGTATATTCTTAATTCCAATCCTAGGTATTTCCAGAAGGATGAAGAGGACTACGAGCCTACCTTTGCAGGTGGGTATACGAAGTATCCCTCTAAGGAGTTCGAGAAGAAAGGTTCAAGTTCTTATTATAATTTGGTGGAGGATAGAAATGCCGACGCTTATTAGAGAAGGTACTGCGGGTGATTTAGGTTCAGGTGCTAGGTTTAAAAGGCTTAGTGGGAAGTTAGCGGGTAAAGGTGCTAAGAATCCTAAGGCTTTGGCAGCCTGGATTGGTCGAAGAAAATATGGTAAGGAGAAGTTTCAGAAACTTGCAGCAGGTGGAAAATGAGTATTTGTATAAGAGAAGGTTGTTCTGGGCGTAAACATACACCTATTGTATCAAGGCAACAACAGAAATTATTTGGTATGGTGGCATCTGGCAAGAAGAAATTACCTGGTCTTTCTCAAGAAATGGCAGAGAAGCATCTTGAGGAATCAAGAGGTAAGAAACTTCCTAAAAGGTCTAGATGAGTTATAACAAACCTTTGCATAGGAATCCTCCTAGGATACCGCCTAGGATAATGACGAAGGCTGATGTATTATATGCTGGGTATGTCCATGCTGGACTAGATTCTAAAGAAGCAGCTAAGAAGGCTCAGGCTGAGACGGGGTTGAGCACAGTAAGTGGAAAACCGATGCGGAGTAGAGGATATTTATGGCAGAGCAAGATACTAAAGTAAACGAAAAAGATACGAAGTTCGTGAATTTCGTCGTGGCAGAGTATGAGAGGTATGATCGGTATTGGGCTTCTAGACACGCCAAAGCTGAGGAATATTACGGGTATTGGAAAGGTAATAAGCCTAAACGGGATTATGATTGGCAGAATCAGGTGGCAGTACCGGTTACGGTAGAAGCTGAGCAAACTATCTCTCCTAGGCTCTTTACCGCATTATTTCCTAATGACGCTCCTGTAGACGTAATTGTTGAGGGTGAGCAGGATCCCAAGCAGGGTATCAAGATTAAATATCTCTTACAGCATTATTTCAGGGTATCTAATGTTCAAGGTGTCTGGGGTCAGATGCTTACTCAGACTACTCTTTTTGGTACGGGTTATTGTGAGGGTGGATTATGGTTTGTGAATCGTGGATGGCAGATAGATGATGCTGGTGGGCGTTATAATACTATCATAGAAGCTAGACCTGATTGTAGATTTGTGGATTTCTTTGAGTTATTTCCTCATCCGGCAAAACTCTATATGCGGGATGGTCTTCCGATTATCCGCAAGAGATTATGTGATTCCGAGTATCTCAAGTCCTTGGCAGAGAACCCGTTCTTTACTTTTACTAATCTTACAGATGCTCTTGCTACCGAGCATCCAAAACCTACTTCTGATGCTAAGAAAGGTGAGGAGTATGAGATTTTAGAGTACTGGGGACCTTGGGAGAAAGACTTTGAGAAAGATGGCAGGACAGAGACAAAGAAGGGTATCCCCTGGTGGGGTATCGTCATAAACAGGAAGGTTCTAGTCAGGTCTATCCCGAATCCCTACAATCATCAATCCCCTCCGTATATCAAGATTAAACTGTTTCCCGATGCTAAGCCTTCCTGGTATGGCGTTGGTATAGGACAAATCGGGGCACCAATGCAGGAACGGCTAAATAAACTTGTCAACCAACGCCTAGATAACGTAGACCTTGTGCTTAACAAGCAGGGTATGTATAACGGTAATGATCCTCTCATAGACAAGAGGAAATTACAAGTATCCAAGCCTGGTAAGTTCTACAGGGTTTCAGATACACTCACATCAATTAAGTGGCTGGATACCCCAGACGTAACTGCTTCCAGCTACAAAGAAGAGGAACTAGCGAAGATGGACTTTAGGGAATCTACAGGGGCTACTGCTCCTCTCATGCCTGGAGATGTAAGTGACCAGCATCGTACAGCTATGGGATTACAGTTGATGCAGGGTGCTGCTGGGATGAGATTTAGACCTGTTTTAAGGATGATGGAGATAGATGGAATACAGGAGTTAGCTATGTTCTATTTCTCTAATCTTAAGCAGTTTATGACTAATGAGGAGTGGATATTGATAACTGGAGAGAATGGAACTACTACGCCTATCCAAGTTAGTCCTGAGGATATTCAAGCTAAAGTATTCTTCATACCTACAGGTATATCTGAGACTGTAAATAAGGAAGTGGCATTAGGGCAACTGTTAAGATTTAAAGAGATTTCTGTTAATGATACTACGGTTAACCGAGCTGAGATAAATAAACGTATTGCTGAACTTATGGGATTTAAGGCTATAGATAAACTTATAGTTCCCCAACAGACTCAACAACAGGGAGGTCTACCGCCTGAGATGATAGATAAAATACGGCAGAGACAGGCTGAAGGTGCTACTCCTGAGCAAATCCGCCTTGAGTTACTTGGACCAAGACCTGTTCAGGGAGAGGGAGATAGAATGGCGGAGCAGGAAGTACAACAGGGAGCAAGATAATGGATTTGGAATCTGCCCGCAGATTAAGGGATAATCAGGATTATGTGGCATTTACAAAGGTTTTAGAAGAGGATGTAAACGCTCTTAAGGAAGATATACTTCGTGATGGAGTGGATCTTCTTAGTGCGAAGACAAAGATTCTTACTATCAGACTAGTGATGAATCGCCTTACAAGTCTAATCGAAGACATGGAGGATTCGGAAAAAGAGTCTGTTCGCTCTCAGGGTGGCGATATTGCCCTGCACGGCTCTGGAACTCCGTAAGTTCCTGCTAACAAGGGGATATTATGATAGACCCAGTTACTGGTGTGGAAATACAGGGGACACCAGCCCCAGCGATTCCGCCACCGGCTAAACCAGGTGACGCTTCAGGTACGCCACCTGCTCAAGGGGCGAAACAGGTTCCTATAACTGCGTTGCATGAGGAACGAGATAAACGTCAGGCTGCTGAACAGCAGAGTGCTACGTTGCTAGCCGAGATAGAGAATCTTAAGGGTATTCTAGCTCAGCAGCAGCAACAACCACCTATTCAGCCTCCGGCTCAACCTTTTCAACCGGCTGTACCTCAGGAAGATATGAGGGCTAAGTTGGATAAGATGTGGGAAGATGATCCGAGGCAAGCTTTCCAGACTGAGATGATGATAGCGTTTCAGTGGAGAGACTGGGTGGATACTAATGTTGAGTATCAGTTTGATGCGACTCGTTCAAAGTATGTTGATTTTAAGGATTATGAACCTTCGGTGAGGAAGTATATCAGGGCTTTGCCTATGGAAGAGAGGGCTAAGCCTAATATTGCTGAGGCAGCATACTACATGGTCAGGGGTCAAAAGGTGGATGATATCATTAAGTCCAGGGAGCAAATGCTTCTTGAGAAGATTAGGAAGGGTGAATCTATCCAAGGGTTTACTGCTGGGACTTATGGTACGCCTCCTCCGGCTTCGGGACCGACTGTTACTGAGCAGGAAAAAGCAGTGGCATCGGCTATGGGAATGACTGTTGAAGATTATTTAAAATGGAAGAAATAACATGACGATACTTATAGGTGGTATGCAAAGACATGGGATGAATCGGGCGGCATTTGGGACTCCACTTGTATGTCATGCGTTGGTTAATAAGAACGGGAAACCTGAGATATGTGGTGCTCAGAATTGGCGGTTTGTAGAAACTGTAAGCCAGTTTCGTATCCGTTATCAATGCAAGACTTGTGGATGTACGGCTATTTATGATTTCTCGAATAATCCTGGGCATCCCTATGAGGCTTATGGTAAGGGTAAGTTTCGTCAGATTGTTGATAATTGGAAACAAGGGCACGCATCCCGTGGACGATAAGTCCTAAAGCACAAAGGAGATTCTAATGAAATGGCACTATGATTTAACCGGAGCAGAACAAATATACCGAGATGTACCTGTTTACCATGCTACGAGTCTTAGTGATGGAGAGGGTTTGATGATGACTTCTCAGTCCAGCACTACTGATGGCGAGTTTACGGCATGGTCGAATGGTGCAAATGCTGCTGTTAATTCTCTTGGTATGTGTTGTGAAGCAAAGACGACTACATCTAAAGCTGGGTTTGGTGATCATATTTCGACGGCAGCTACTGCTACTACAGATGCTATAGGTTCTATAGCTAGTACGATAGCTACTGGTAACATCTACGCTAAGGCGATCATCAATCCGTTTGCGGTGTATCTGGCGGAATACAGCCAACTTGCAGCTTCTTATTGTACAGCTGCTGCTGATTCAGCTTCTACGACTTATACGCAGACAGTTGAAGAGAAGATGGAAGGCGGATGGTTGTATGTGGTTCCAGGTGTAACTAGCTCAATAGTAGCAAATCAGGGTCAGCTGAGGTATATAGCCGTGTCTACAAGCACGACTTCGTATACTCTCTTAACTGCCATGACTACGACTACTGCTGAGAAGTTGATCAGTATTAAACCTGTTAATCACAGGTTAGTAGGTCTCAATGCGAGTGCGACAAATACTGCAACCATGCTGTCTAATTTGACATCAATGGCAGCTCAGGCTACGCTTTCGCTACATGTCATTGAGAATTATGTTGGTGGGAAGAACAAGCCACTAGAACCGATGAGACAACAGGTACATGATGGTATTGCGGATACTACACTGAAGTTTTATAGTGATCTTGTCCAGTTGGATCATTGTTATGTTCATGTGTAACAACGAAGGAGTAATATAATGGGAGTTGTAGCTAGTGAGAATTTTGGATACCTTAAAACATAGGGTCAATTAGTATGAATACTTCTAAATATCGTTATCTGGATACACCTTTGACAAGAGGGTATGACTCTGGAAAGAGTATATATATTCTTGCAAAGGAATTGGTATTAGACCTAATACGATTGAGTATAGGTTGAAGATAAACGGTGTTAAGATGCGTTCTATTTCTGAAGCTTTAGTCGGACGCCCCAAATCTGAAGAGCACAGAAAGACTTTAAGTCGGGTGCGAATTGAGAGTGGTGTGGCTAAAGATGATAGAAATCCTAATTGGAAGGGTGGGGTATCTTCTGAGTATGATAAGAAGATGTCTGCGATAAAGAGAGATCCTAAGTATAAGGCATGGCGTAAGACTGTGGTGAGTATTGGATTTTGCAAATCTTGTGGGTCTAGGAATGACTTACAGGCTCATCATGTTCTTCCGAAAATTAAGTTTCCTAATCTTATACATGATATCGATAATGGGATTTGTCTTTGTAGAAGTTGTCATAAAAGACTTCATTCCAAAAGGACTAATTTTGCAAGTGCGAGAATTGCGGGAAACTCCTACCGTAAAGTCGAGGACAATCCGCAGGCGAGCCAGGAAACTGGAAGCTTCAACGACTATGTACGCACCTCGAAAGAGAAGATATAGTCTGGTCTGCATAGTAATATGCAGTTAACATAACGTCTGGATCCAGGACTGAGAAAAATATTTATGGACGAATTCGGAACTCCTGGAGATATGGTCTCACAGCTTTACTCGATAGAGAAATCGAACAAGGCTGTAGAGTACGATCTTGGAATCGGAGGGATGGGTGACCTGGAAGAATTCACTGGGACTATACCGTACGGTGACTTTGCCCAGCAATACAGGGTTTCCTATTCGCATAGGGAATGGGTTAAAGGTATTAAGATAGAGAGAAAGCTTGTGGATGATGATTTGTATAATGTCATCAATGCAAGACCTCGTCAGCTTGCGGTTGTGGCAAGAAGGACAAGGGAGAAACACGGTGCATCTCTATTCAACAATGCTTTTAACACCACGATCTTTGCTGGTGGGGATACTCTGGCGTTGTGTTCTACTGCTCACACATATGTGGGTACTTCTACCACTGTGGGTAATAGCGGTACAACGGCTCTATCTGCTACGGCAGTAGAGGCAACAAGGTTGTTAGGTATGCAGTTGACGGATGAGACTGATAATCTGATGGATATCCAGTATGATACTATACTGGTTCCACCGAACCTTGAGGAAACAGCTAATATCATAGTAAAGACCGATAAGGATGTTGGTTCGGCTCAGAATGATATTAACTTCAACAAGGGGAGATATCAGGTTAAAGTATGGTCTCGTCTCACTGATACGAACAACTGGTTCATGGTGGATAGTAAGTATATGAAACTTTTCCTGAAATGGTTCGATAGAATACCTACCGAATTCAATAAGGATAAAGATTTTGATACTTATTTGAGCAAGTGGTCTGTCTATCAGCGCTATAGTTATGGGTTTAGCGATTGGCGTTGGGTGTATGGAAACGCTGTGAGTTAACGGGTAAGCGCCTGTAAAATCAGGCGGGCACCTGGGAGAGGGAAACCTCTCCTGGGATGTTCCAAAAAGGAGGATATATGGGTTTTACGAATTTTCCAGGTGGTTTAACTAGTATGGGAGTACCCCTTCCTAGTAATGGTTTGGGGATAGGTGTTGGCAAGATTAGATTCATGGTAGAGGTAAAAGCATCAA